TAAAGCAAATGGCAAAGGTGATCTAGCAATTACTAATCTATTGAAGGAAATAACTAATTTAAATAGATGGAAAGCATCAAAATTATTGCCAAAATATAACGATAATGCCCAAAAATTACAATTATCTAACGCTGATAATAAACCATTAATTGTTAAATGGTCAAAAGATTAAATTAAATTTATTCAATAAAATCAAAGTTAAGACACTTGCAAAGATAATATTTTTGTAACTTTTAAAGGCATAGTTGCGTCAGGCTCATATAGAGGCATTATTTATTTTTTTTATAAAGTCAGGCTAATTTCAATTAATAAGTTTATTAATTTAAATAAATTCTAATTATTGTTTGTTCTAATAATAGATGACTATCAGTACCAATTTAAAAGAGCATCATTTTTGAGGGGGTTTTAAAAAGGGGGTTGCCTTCCTGACAAAATCGCTTTGCGTTAATAGCGTTAGGAGGTATATATATCTAAACAAAGAGTTCCTCTTATGCCAAAAAAAAAGAAAAACAAAATAAACGCATTAGTTGTTATTTCAGAATCTACTGAATCTGTGATAATACACTTTGATGGCTTTGATGATCTTCACCATGCTAAACACTTTAGCGATTTCATGCTTGATGAGCTTGGAATTAATCAATTGAATTACCCTGAAAATACGACTATTCACTAACAGGGGGGTTTTATTTAAAAATGACTGAAATTGTAATTCCATATACACCTAGAAAACTACAAAAATTTTTGCACAATGAAATGATAAAGCACCGATTTAATGTAGTCGTTGCACATAGAAGGTCTGGCAAGACTGTAATGTGTATCAATCACATGATTAGAGATGCTTTGACAAACCCAAAGCCTAATCCAAGATACGCATTTATTAGTCCTACATTTAAACAAGGTAAAGCAACTGCTTGGGATTATATAAAAACCTTTGGTAAGAATATTCCTTTTGTTAAGTTTAATGAATCAGAACTTAGATGCGATTTTCCTAATGGTGCAAGAATAACTATTTTGGGAGCTGAGAACGATCAAGCCTTGAGAGGAATTTTCTTAGATGGATGTGTGATGGATGAGACACAAAGTTTATCTCCAACGATATTTCCTGAGATCATCAGACCTGCTTTGGCAGACCGAAAAGGATGGTGCATATTTATTGGAACACCAAAAGGACAAAATTATTTTTACAAATTACATAAGGATGCCCAAAAGCAGAAGGATTGGTGGACTGGGGTATTTAAAGCTAGTGAAACAGATATATTAGATCAAGATGAATTAAACTCTGCTAAAGAAATGATGTCAGAAGATTTATATGACCAGGAATTTGAGTGTTCATTTCAAGCTGCAATTACTGGTTCTTACTATGGTGCAATCATTGATGACCTACAAAAGAATAATAAGATTACAAATGTACCTTATGATCCAAACTTAGATTGTGAAACTTGGTGGGATTTGGGTCTTAAAGATTCAACCGCAATATGGTTTGTGCAAAAGCATGGAGATGAGATTAGAGTAATTGATTATGAAGAATCATCTGGAGAAGGCTTAGATTTCTATGCTGACCTGCTAGACTCTAAACCCTATAAATATGATAGACATATAGCTCCACATGATATAAAAGTTAGAGAGTTAGGAGCTTTTGGAAAATCAAGGTTGGAATCTGCTCTTGAATTAGGTATATCTTTTGATATAGCTCCAAAATTATCTATTGAAGATGGTATTGAAGCTGTTAGAAAAAATTTACCTAAATGTTATTTTGATAAAGAAAAAACACATCAAGGAGTTGAAGCATTGAAGGCTTATCAAAAAAAATGGGATGACAAAAACCAATGTTTTAAAAACAGACCCATTCACAATTTTGCAAGTCATCCAGCAGACGCTTTTAGATATGGGTGTACCTTTGTTGGTGGTAAGATGACCGACTGGAATGAAGAAGTGTATGTGAACACAAACTACATAGTTTAATATGGCAAATAAAAAAATAGAATTTGATTTAAAATTAAAAAACCTTCTTGGCAATCACATAGAAAATGCTCTTGGATATTTAGGGGGAAACCTTTCTGAGTCCAGAAAAAAATCTATTGAATATTATTTAGGTGATAAACTTGGAACTGAAATAGATGGTCGTAGTCAGGTAGTATCAACTGATGTTTCAGATACCATTGAAAGCATTTTGCCAAACCTACTTAGAGTTTTTACCGCATCAGATAAAGTAGTAAGATGTGAACCTGTAACTGCGGAAGATGTACCTTTAGCTGAACAAGCAACTGCATATTTAAATCATGTGTTCTACAAAGACAATGATGGCTTTCAATTATTATATAATTTTTTTAAAGATGCTTTGATTGAAAAAAATGGTTTCTTAAAAATATATTGGGATGAATCTGAGTCTGTTGAATTTGAAACTTATCAAAATTTATCAGCAGAAGATAAAGAAGCATTATCTGATACTAAAGATGAAATAGAAATTATTGAAGAAGAAGAAATAGAAGATGAGGATGCTAAAGAACAATTTGAAAAAGTTATAGAACAATATGAAGCTCAAGGTTTAGAAATGCCTGAAATGGAAACTCCAGATTTTGTTTTATATAATTGTAAAATTAAACGAACTAAAAAAACTGGTAAAATAAAAATTGAATCAGTTCCACCTGAAGAATTTTTAATTGATAGAAATGCTAAAACAATTGATGATGCTGATTTTGTTTCTCATAAAGTTTTAATGTCAAGATCAGACCTAGTTGCTATGGGTTATGATGAAGATGAAGTAAATGAACTTCCTGCATCTAGTGATGATATTTATAATACTGAAGACATGGTTAGACAAAGAGATGTAGATGAATATCCAGTAGATAATTATACTCAAGGTCAAAATACAAAAGTTTTAATTTATGAGTCTTATGTAAAATATGATTATGATGAAGATGGAATTGCAGAACTTAGAAAAATAGTTTCAGCAGGGGATGATGGTTCTATGGTGTTAGAAAATATGCCTTGCGATAATATTCCATTTGTAACTGTAACACCTATCCCAATGCCACACAGATTTTATGGAAGATCAGTTTCTGAATTAGTTGAAGATATTCAATTAATGAAATCAACTGTGATGCGTCAGTTATTAGACAATATGTATTTAACTAATAACAATAGAGTTGCTGTTATGGATGGCATGGTGAATATGGATGATCTTTTAACGACTAGACCAGGTGGTGTAGTTAGAACTAAGCAACCACCAAACCAAGTGATGCAACCAATGACTGCTCAACCAATTTCACAACAAGCGTTTCCATTATTATCTTACTTAGATACAGTTAGAGAAGCTAGAACTGGGATTACAAAGTCTGCTCAAGGTTTAGATGCAGATACTTTAAATTCAAAAACTGCAACTGGTGTTAATACTTTGATGACGCAAACTCAAATGCGTTCAGAATTAATTGCTAGAATCTTTGCTGAAACAGGTGTGAAAGATTTATTTAGAAAAATATTTGAGCTTATGGTTAAGTATCAAGACAAAGAAAGAATTGTTATGTTAAATAATCAGTATGTACCGGTTAAACCTACTGAATGGAAAGATAAATTTAATATTAATATTGTCGTAGGACTTGGAACTGGTTCTAAAGAGCAGCAAATCCTAATTCTAAACAACATCCTTGAACGACAACTTCAAGCATTTCAGTTACAAGGTGGAAAAGAGATGCCAATGGTAACTCTAAAAAATATTTACAACACTTTATCGAAAGTAATTGAGAACGCTGGACTTAAAAATGTGGAAAGTTACTTTGTTAATCCTGATATTGGCAAACAAATGATGCCTCCACCAGCTCCACCACCTCTAACTCCTATTGAAAAAATAGAATTTACTAGAATTGATGCTGAGAATAAGAGAAAAATTGCTGATCTACAATTACAAGCACAAGAATTGGCTCAAAAAACTCAAGAAATGCAATTAGATTTTGAAGCGAAGATCAAAGAGATGGCATTAAAGTATAATACACAATTAGATACTGCAAAAATTAAAGCTGATGCAGATTTAGATAAGATGATGGTGGCAGGAGATAACAAAATTCTTGAACAAGCCACAAAATCGACTAATATGTTCAGTCAACAGTTACAAGGACTAAATGGAAACCAAAGACCAGGTGAGGAGATCGGAAGAAATCAGCCGATCCAACCAAGCCAAACAGATACTGGAGAATAAAATTTTTATAGAGGCGGTTGATTCTCTAAAAAAACTTTATTCTGAAGCACTACTTGAAAAAACTGGTGCGAAAGAAAGCGATACTAGAGAAAAACTCTGGATTGCTTATAATGTTGTTGGAAAAGTAGAACAACATCTTAAAACTGTAATTGAAACAGGGAAACTTGCAGAAAAACAGTTAGAAGATTTTAGAAAACAACAACGACAAACAAAATTTTAACCATAAAGGTTAGAATAAGCCAAGTCGTAAGACAGCTTAACTATAGGAGGACTTAAATGTCTGACAGTAACCCATTACTGAACAATGTGTCAGTACAAGGTGCTGCTAAATCTATTGAAGGTTTGATGGACTCTAAAGGAGTTATCAAAAAACCTCAAGCAGAAGCAACACCAGTTGAACCAAAAGAAGAAGTTGAAGCGAAAGTAGAAACTGAAACTGAGGTTGAACAACCAACTGAAACTCAACCAGAACAACAAGTTCAGGAAGTTGCAGAAGAAGAAGCATCCGAAGATGAAAATGCGATTGAAGAACAAGAAACCGATCTACACCAGGTTATTATCAATGGTGAAAAGATTGATGTTGACCTTGAAGAATTAAAAGCAGGTTATCAAAAAGATGCCGACTATAGACGAAAGACTGAGGAGATAGCGATTGAAAAAAGAGAGCTAAAATCCGAAGAAGATCGTCTGAAAAACCAGTATTCAACAAAGATGGAAGATTTAAATTCTTTAGTCGTTACTTTGAATGCTGAAATTAACAACGATATGAATTCTAAAGAGTTAGATGCTCTTTGGGATGAAGATCCGACTGAAGCTGCTAGAGTTGATCGTAGAATACAAAAACGAAAACAATCAATTCAACAAGCACAGCAAAAACTGAGAGATCATCAACAATCTCAGTTCCAGGAATTGTTAAAAGAAGAACAAAAAAAACTTCACATGAAACATCCTGAAATTGCTGATCCTATAAAAGGTGCAACAGTTAAATCAAATATTATGAACTACTTAAGTTCTAAAGGATTCTCAAATGAGGATGTCGCAAGAATTTATGATTCAAGATATTTTGATGTGATTATGGATGGTATGAACTTTAATAAATCTAAATCAGTTAAACCTAATTTAGTTTCTAAAAAAGTTAAACCAACTACTAAGTTTGTTAAGTCAGGCATTAAAAGTACAAAAGAAGAATTAAACTCTAAGTCTAGGTTGAATCAAATCAAGACGCTTAAGAAATCAGGAAGTCCAAAAGACGCTACTGATCTTTTACTGCGTTATTTATAAACAATAACCTACTAAGGAGATAAACAATGGCTGTATATCAAACATACCAAACAGTCGGCATAAGAGAAGATTTGGCAGATATTATTTATTCAATATCACCAACTGAAACACCTTTTATGTCTGGCGTTGCTAAAACAAAAGCAACAAACACTTCACACCAATGGCAAACAGACGCATTAGCTGATGTGGCTGCAAATGCTGCGGTTGAAGGTGCTGCGATTTCTTATGGAACTCAAAGTGCGACAACTAAAGAAACTAACTACACTCAAATCTCTACTAAAGCTGTTCAAGTATCAGGAACTAATGATGCTGTAACATCTGCTGGTAGAAACAATGAGTTAGCTTACCAAGTAGCTAAAGCTGCGAAAGAGTTAAAAAGAGATATGGAAACTGCTCTTTTATCTAACAACGCTGCCGAAGCTGGAGATGCTACAACTGCAAGAGAATTAGGTGGAGTCCAAACTTGGATCGAAACTAATGTTGATGCAGGTGCTGGTGGATCTGGTGCAGGTAATGGTGCTGCTAGAACTGATGGTACTCAAAGAGCTTTTACTGAAGATCAGTTAAAAGGTGTTTTGAGAAGTTGTTACAATGAAGGCGGAAACCCTAACATGATTATGGTTGGTGCTTTCAATAAACAAAAACTATCAGGCTTTACTGGTGGATCTACAAGATTTGACGCTGCTGAAGATAGAAGATTAATTACTTCTATTGATGTATATGAGTCAGATTTCGGAACTATGCAAGTAGCTCCAAACAGATTCATTAGAGGTGCTAATGCTACTGCTGCTAAAGTAGGTCAAGATGCTCTTGTATTAGAGATGGACTACTGGGCAGTTTCTTTCTTAAGAGATTTTGCTTTGCAAACTCCAGCTCAGACTGCTGACGCAGATCAGAGATTTATGGTTGCTGAGTACACTCTTGAGTCAAGAAATGAAAAAGCAAGTGGAATGGTTACAGACCTAACTACTTCATAATAAATAATTTGTGGTGGGGGAGAAATCCCCCATCATATTTAATCAACAATTTTGTTTGGTCTTTGAAGATTTATTTAAAGTCGGAACGAAGCAAATAAAAAGGATAAAAAATGAGAACATTAAACGACTATTTTATAACAGCTGAAATTGAAGATGTATCAACAGCTTCATCAACTTTTGTTGCTGTACCTGATGGCGGAAAAATTATAAAAATTCTTTCTGCTAATCAAGCAACTATTACTGGTACTGCCGCACTTTCTTTTGAAATCGGTGGAACAGCAGTTACTGGCGGTGGAATTTCTATCGTAGCTTCAGGCTCTGCTGGTGCAATAGACACAGCTGAACCAACTGGTGCAAATACTGTAACTGAAGGTGGATCTATCGAAATGATTACTGATGGTGGATCAACTAATACTTCAAAAGCAGTTGTAACTTTTGTTATAAGAAGATAATAAACACATGGGGGATCTTGCCTAGCGGTATTTCCCCCTAATTAATTAGGAGAAAAACTATGAGTTTTAATTATGGATTAAGACCTGGAACTACACAAAAACTTTCACCATCAGGTTCATCTGTTGCAACTGGAACTGCATTTGGTTCACAAACTGAATATGTTAGAGTAGCTGCTGATGCTGATGTGCATATTGTTTTTGGTGGTTCACCAACTGCAACTGCTAACGATATATTTTTACCTGTTGACCAACCTGAAATTTTTAAAGTTTCACCTGGTGAGAAAATGGCTGCTATCGGTACTGCAAATGTTTCAGTTACTGAAATGTCTAGCTAATGGCTAAACAAAAGTTTACCCATTTTATACCAAGAGATAAGCCTAAAAAAAGAGGTGCAAGACAACACAAGAAATCTTTGAATAAATCAGAGAAAAGACAGAAGAAACAAAAAAGATATAAAGGTCAAGGCAAATGAAAAAAGATATAATTTTAGATGGATTGCAAAAAACAACTTACATGAAAGATGACATGGAAGGTAAAATTGCAGTTAAAGAAGAAGTTAATATTGATTCACACCTAAAGCATAACAAAGAATTGCTAAATATGAATGATGGCTATTCTAAATCAAGAGATTTGAAAAGAGTAGCCAGTATTCCAACTATTGCTTTAAGTGTCTGGGCAAATGAGTATAATGGTGATAGTAATTGGTTTGGACTACCACCAGAAGTTCAAAAAAAAATATTAAAAGAAAAATTAAATAGCAGCGAATTTAGATATTTTAGAACTGCTGAAGGAAAATTATAATGGCACTAGCAAATTATTCAGATTTAAAAACATCAATCGCTAACTGGTTAAACAGATCAGATTTAACATCTGAGATAGCTAATGATTTTATAGTATTAACAGAAGCTGATTTTAATTCTAAATTAAGAATTAGAAAGATGAATACTTCTACTTCTATTACAATAGATTCAGAAACAGAATCTATGCCAAGCGACTTTTTACAAGTAAGAGATTTTTTTATTACAGAAGGTGGAACTAAGTATGCTTTAAAATATATTACCCCTGCACAAATGGATCAAATAAAAGGTGGTTCAACATCTGGAATGCCATCAACTTATACTATACTTGGAGATAATTTTAGATTTGCTCCAACTCCATCTGGTTCTTATACTGGTACATTAAATTATTATGCAAAGTTTCCAGCTTTATCTGACACAAATACTTCTAATTATATTTTAGCAAGTCATCCAGCTATATATTTATATGGCTCATTATATCATGCTGCTAATTTTTTAGGTGGTGTAGATCCTCAAAGACTTCAACAATGGCAAGGAATGTACACAACTGCTATGGAAAGACTTGAGAGAAACGATAGAGAAGATCAATATGGTTCTGCACCATTACAACAAAGAGGTGATGTAACTGTTGCAGGTTCATTTAATGATAACTTTGTTGCAGTAACAAATAATAACCAATAGGAGAATAATGCAAATACCTTTTGGAGAATGGCTACCTGACCAACCAGAGTATAATAATCCTGGTGCAAACACAGCTAACAATGTGTATTTTGCAAGACAATCTTATAAACGATTTCCCTCATTAGTTAATTATTCATCAAACACTATGATTAAAGATAGTAGAGGTGCAGGTTCTTTTAGAGATAATTCTAATACTGTATTTAACTTTGTTGCTAACGAAGAAACTATTTATGAATTAACTGGTGGAGCATTTACAGAAAGAGGAGCAAGAGGAAAACTTTTAAGTACAGCTTTTGCAACTTGCACAATTACAGTTTCTGATTACGCAAGTATTAGTGCAGGTGAAACAATAACTTTAAAAAAAAATGATGGTTCTACAGTTGTGTTTACTTCAACAGCTGGAGTACCTTCTACTAACGAATTTCAAGTACAAACTGATAACGATACAACTGCTACTAATTTAAAAACTACTATTGATGGTCATACAGATTTTTCAGCAACAGTAGTAGGTGCAATTGTAACTGTAACAAGAGCAACAGTAGGAAATGATAATTTAACAAATGTTTCATCTGATACTGTAAGACTAACAACTACAAATTTTTATGGTGGAACTCCTTTAACTGGAAGTGCTACAGATTATATTACCTTTACTCAATTTGGAAATTATGTAATTGCAAGTAATGGAGTAGATGCACCTCAATATTATTTAATGGGAACATCAACTGCTTTTACAGACTTATCAACTATTTCAACATCAGGTACAGTTCCAACTTTTAAAGTATCAGGAGTTATTAGAGATTTTTTAGTAACTGGTAATCAC